CCAGTAGTCTGAACCTCTACCCCGTGGAACTTGACGGATTTGCAGATAAACTCTACCGTTGCTAAAACAGGTAAAGAACCATACATTTTTTAGTAATTTAGTAACAATGGCAGATCACGCGAAAGCAAAGCGACTTGCTAAGGAGCACATGAAGTGCAACCATCCTCAACGGGCTCCCTCAGGCGACACCCATAAATGGGTAGTTAAATCCTGCCACGAGGGTGAAGAACATATTGTACGCTATGGCCGCCGTGGTTATGAAGACTATACCCAGCATCACGATAAAGATCGTCGGGCCAATTTTAGATCGAGGATGAGCTGCGACGAGCCTATGGATAAGAACTCTGCGCGGTACTGGGCCTGCTCCCGCTTGTGGGCTTAAGTAAATATGTGGCATCTTTGGTGTAAAGCTTTAGGAGAAAAAGCATCAAAACACAATCGAGAAGCTGATATTGTTGCTTTAATTCGTACTTTTATATTTGTCAGCTACTTCTTAACTAATTTGTTTATCGTTGCTGGTGTGGCAAGACACTGGAATGACAAACCAAACCAAGTTTTTTCCTCCGGGAATAACCGTTATAATTAGGGTACGTAAAAATCTTCAGCCGTGTTTGTTTTAAACGGAAATCCCTTACCCTTGGACGTTCCCTTTGAAGCAGGGGATACTCTTTTCCCCGCAAACTGGCTTCGTCTGGCATCACCCGAAGAACGGACAGCTATCGGGATCACAGAAGTCCCCGACTCACCTACTCCGTATTATGATCAGAGGTTCTACTGGGGTTACACAGCCAGTGGTACTTTGATTCCCAAAGATCACGGAGTTTTAGTTTCTGGTTGGACTGATCAAACTCGGACGACCGCAAATACTCTGTTAAGCCCCACCGATTGGGCGATTGTCCGTGAAGTCGATAACGGAACCCCGGTATCCAGTGGCATTAAAACTTGGCGCCAGGATATTCGGTATGCTTGCAATGACAAGGTGCTGAATATCGGCACTACCAATAACACCGACGAACTTGCAGTTTACATAACTGGGTCCGGGTACCCGTTGTGGCCGCAACTAAATGCCCCCGTGGTAGAAACACCCAGTGGAGTTAATTCAGATGTTGTCTTCTCAATTAACTCCACTTCAAGCGCTTTCGGTTCTGATGTAAGTACTATTTTCTAATCACAACACAGGCACTTCATACTCTTTAGTTACATTCACATAGTGTTTCCAAATAACTTCTGAGCTGTTACCGGCCCATTTAGCTGCTTGAGCAACGGGGATTTCCGCTTCGATCCAGCGACTAATAGCGGTATGACGAAGATCATATGGGCGATACCGGTGTTCGGTCAATCCGGCACTATGTAACTCCTTCATGCGGTCATAAAAATAACTTTGAAACGCATAACGATTCCACGGAAAGATATATTCTGACACTTTTGCAGTACTTTCTAGTATTTCTTTACATCTGGCGTTCAAGGGAACCCACCTCTTACGATTTGTCTTAGTTGAGTTTTTAAGCCCGTGTGTAAGGGTATAGTTACTATGTACTAAGACTTTATCATCTTTTATATCCGTCCACTTTAGTGCCCGCACCTCTCCGGTCCGCATTGCAGTTTGTAACATAAACTCGGCGTAATCGCCCCATTTTGCCCCGTTCCGCGTGGGTTTACTACTTAATGCCAGCAAAACTATGGCCGTTTCGGTCTGAGGTATCACAATAATGTCTTCGTCTTCTTGCGGAGGTTTGGGCATCCGAAAAGAAGATATTGGGTTTTTCTGCAATAAACCGATATCTTCGTTAGATGCCCACCGGTACAGGCTTTTTACATACATAGCCACTCGGCGGCTTGATTTGACCGGTTTTTCGCCTAAAACCCACGTCATAACTTGCCGTCCATCCTCTAAATGGACCACCGGGCAGCGATTTATCCATTTTTCTACCTGTCTATAATCGGCAACCAGGCTCGTTGGGCATAGGGTTATCGCCCGCTCAGCTTTGAATTGGGACCAGGCGTCTTTAAGTAATGTAGGCACGATGTTGAAGTGAAAGGAGTAGTCTACCACACTAATCTTTTGTAGCGCACAGCAATTTTAAAGTTATTTCTAATATTTTAAATAATCTCCTTAACCTCAATTTAGGCATTTTTACGGCTAGATTGTAGGCAGCTGCAACTGCCGTATTTTGAGCGCTGCGGAGGAAAATGAGCTTTTATTTGACCTCAATTGCCTTCAAAGACGCACCGCCAGAAAACGGTTTAGAAAAGATATATTAGAAGCTTGGGCTAATTTATGTGCGTATTGCGGCAGCGATCGTGCGCATACGTTAGATCACATTGTCCCACGGGCGAAAGGAGGTTCGACCAAGCGTGGTAATTTACTGGCTTGTTGTCCTACCTGTAATTTAGATAAATCAGATACAGATATGTTACTCTGGTACAGGTCTCAGACTTTCTGGACAGAAGAACGAGAAAAAGCCGTGTATGATTGGCTTAGTTATAATCATGAGCAAAGTATTGCTGCTAGAGAGTACGAAAAGATTTGTAGAGTACCTATTTCCTTACCGAGCGCAGCTTTGGGAGATGCCGAAGACTCTACGTAGTAGGTATAGTATAAGTACTTCTCTTTAGCCGCATGGCCCGCAAGAATCTTAGTAAAGCACTTGACTTTAGTCGTGCTGTGCTTCCTCTTAACGATCTTGTACCTACTAGTAATGTAACACAGGATGATATATTTTTAGTTCTTGACACTAACGAAATACAAGCTCTAGCACAACCAAAACAAGTGTCGCTTGGTGGAGTATCTTCTTCATTAGCTACGCTACCTTCTTTTCAGCAAAATATCAGTGGCATAGTACAGGATACGCTTCGACAAGTTAATCATGTGTACGGTACGTTTTACGACACATCAGATCAGATAAGTTCGGGGATTACGACTACAACTTATATGAGGTGTAATAACGCTGAGCTTACTTCTGACGGAGTAACTGTCGTTTCTGGGACTCGTTTTATTATGCCTATTTCAGGTATTTATAATCTTCAATTTTCAGCTCAATTTGAAAAATCAGATACTGGAAATGATAGTGTTGACGTTTGGTTTGTTAAAAACAATACAAGTGTTCCTTGGTCTAATTCACGATTTACTATAACGGGTAATAACGGGCAAGGAATAGCAGCGTGGAATTATATGTTAACTCTTGAACAGGGAGATAATATCCAAATAGCTTGGGTACCGGCTTCAGCGTCTATAAAAATTGCAGCACACAGCGGGCTGGTTAACCCAACCCGCGCAAACATACCGTCAGTAATTGTCACTTTTGACCAAGTAGCTTAATTACCGCTTAGCTAGCTTTGTAACTATACCAGCTACAATTTCTATTATTTTGTACAGCTTACCGTAAATCTCATTATCCTTCGGGGTGGGGGTGAGATTTACAATTATTAAAGCAGCCCCGTGGAGGGCGGCACCTAAAGCTAGTATTTCGGCCCAATGCAGGCCAATGTAGGCGGCTAAGAGAGACATTACAGGTTTGCATGTTCTCCCTTATGTTAGCGGGAGAGAATCAGTGTGTCTATTTTGTCATTGATCGAACGCAACCATGTCCTAATTTCATCTAAATCATTGTTTAAATCTTTCTTAAGCACATAGTCAATCGGTAGTTTTTCAATTTTTTCTTCCACTGCATTTAAGCGTGTTTTTATGTTCTCAAACCGCTTATCTGTTACACGTTGCCTTTGTTCGTATGTCCATCCCAGTAAGCCAAGAATGGCGGCGACTCCAGTTACGATGGCCTCCATCGCCCCTCATTTTTATCTACAAATAGAGTCTAATCACCCATAAGATTTTTTGTAGGCTAAACTTAGAATATCGGATACTAAATCGCATGTCTGAATTTTCAAAAAATTTAGAGCTTGATGTCGTTCTTGCCAGTGGGACTTCTACTGGCGGGCTACAACGTACAGAATCATCTCACTTTGACCAACGTCGGTTAGTTAGCGGCAGCGGCGTGGTTGTAGACACAGCCAATTCTAAGGAATACACGGTAGATGGGTATTTTGGGCTCTCTGATTACTATCCTTTAACTGTTAATGGTACTGGTATTCTTCAAGTTAATATCCGAGATCAGAATAATGTCCGCGATGTAATAATTCTTAGCAGCACCGGCGCTCCTGTTGTGTACGCCAAGCCTTCTAAGTTCAGCAGCCGCAGTAATTCTACTACCCAGACACGTATTGCCGCATCTGGTGCACATTATCTGTACATCGAACTAAATGGGCGTAGCGGAAGCGAGTATCGTATTGGGGTGGACCTCTACGAGCAGTGATGACAACTTCCGCAACCGGTATCGAGCTTATTAAAAAGTTTGAGGGGTGCGAGCTTACGTCGTATCACGACGCCGTGGGCGTTTTAACCATTGGGTACGGTCACACAGGTCCGGATGTACACGAGCAACAGGTAATTTCTGAAAGTGAAGCGGAGCAGCTGCTACGCAAGGATCTTAAGTATTTTGAAGAAAGCGTTCAGTCTTCTTTAAAAGTACCTGTAAATCAAAATCAGTTCGACGCTCTAGTTAGTTTTTCATACAATGTAGGCGTGGGCGCTCTGCAGTCATCTACTTTATTAAAACTGTTAAATAGTAAAACTGATAAAAAAATAGTTGCTGGGGAGTTTCTTAAATGGGTTAAAGCCGGAGATCAAACACTTCCAGGCTTAGTTACCCGACGAAAAACCGAACAAGAGCTATTCTTAAAGGGCGCAAAAAACGACATTTTGGC